ATTACCATTTGAAGTTATATTAACAGGATATCCACCGAATAAAAGAAAAGATTTATTATTAATATTTAATTTTTTGGGTAATTTGTAGTTGTAAATATTTTTGGATTTAACTTTATAAAATGGTTTAATAGACATAGTATATATTTAAAAAAAATAAAATATATTTAAATAAATATTGGTGGTTCTGGATTAATTTTAGGAGATTCCTTTTTAGAAGATTCCTTTTTAGGAGATTCCTTTTAGGAGATTCCTCTTTAGGAGATTCCTTTTTAGGAGATTCCTTTTTAGGAGATTCCTCTTTAGGAGATTCCTTGTTATCGGAATCATTGTAATATCTGTTTAAAAATAAATATAATAAACTATTATCAGAAACTCCAAATGGTACTATCTGATTTCTAAATTGAGTTAATTCTTTACTTATATTGGATATCCACATTAATTTTTTTATCTTTTCTTTATCTTCTAAATCTTTTAGTTGATATTCAACATATTTATCTTTACTTACATCAATATTTTTAATATCTTCAGATACTTTATCATAAATATTATTATATATTTCTAGTATTCTTTCTTCTAAATCTTTTTCAGAATAATTAATATTATTATCATATTGTTTTACAAATTCATTTGTTATATAATAAGAAAATATTGAACAAAATCCTTTAAAATCATAATACTTTTCAGAAAAAAGTTTAATCTTTGATAATCTAAGTTCGATGTTTGTTTGTATTCCATGATTAGGAAATATATTAAGAAAAGTAATATCTCTTTTTTTTAATTTTTCAGTTAAGAAATTATTAATAGTTATATCTTGATAATTTTTTTTTAATGTTTCATTTAAATCAATAATATCTTTACTTTTATTTTTAAGTAATAATTTATATTTTTCCGAAAAAATATTAAGATCTTCAATAGTAATTTGTTTATAAGTTTCGGTATAATTATTTTTATTATTCGAATCATTTATTTTTATTTCTAATGAAGTTTCGCCATCTAATAACATAATATTATTTTTAATTAAAATTATTAAATTACTAATAATATTGTTTGGATCAATTCTTAATGCATATTTTTTATTATTATTTTTGAAAAGTATTAAATGATTAGCATGACCTCCTTCTAAATAACTAATAATCATATTGATAATTAATATTTTATTTTTATTCCAGTTATCAATTACTTTTAATATATTATTTTTAAAATTTATAGTATTTATACTGATATTATTATTATTTTCAATTAATTTTAAATATATATAATTTATATAATATATGTTAGTTTTATAAATTAATTTATATTTTTCTACTTTTTCTGAATTATCTAAAAATATTTTTTCTAAATTTAATATATTTCTAAGACCATCTTTTATATTATACAAATTATCCATAATACATTCATTTTGTTTTAATATTCTTCTTAAAACTTTATAATTTTGTATCTGAATTAAAATATAATTATATTCATTAATTATTTTTCTATATTCCTTTTTTATATTTTTATGTTTTCCTTTTTGCTTAAAATCTTCAAAAGGTATATTTTTTGAAGATAATATATCTAGTATTTTAAAATTTAAAATATTTGAAGTTTTTATTAAAGATTGTTCATATAAATATATACTTAAATAATTATCTTGATCCCGAAGACAATCTTCTTCTTCTCCTAAATTCCCTCCTGTTTTACTTATTAAACTCCTAAAAAGTTCCTGTCCGAAATATGAATCACTACTTACAGTCATTTTATTACCATTTGAAGTTATATTAACGGGATATCCACCGAATAATAGAAAAGATTTATTATTAATATTTAATTCATCGGGTAATGAGTAATTATAGAAATTATTTGGCTTAATTTTAAAAAATGGTTCAATAGACATAGTATATATTAAAAAAAATATATTTTTTTTTATGAAATTATTATTCAGAATCTTTATGGTAATATCTTTTTAAAAATAATCTAACTAAATTATTATCAGAAACTCCAAATGGTATTATCTGATTTCTAAATTGAGTTAAATTTTTACTTATATTTGATACCCATATTAACTTTTTAATTTCTAATTTATCATTTTTTAGTTTTTCCTGAACATATTGAGGATATTTATAATCACTTATATCAATTTTATTAATATCTTCAGATATTTTATTATAAATATTTTTATACACCTTAAGTATTCTTTCTTCTAATTTATCATTTTTTAGTTTTTCATCAACCTTCAAAGAAAATTTAATAAATTCATTTGTAAGATAATAAGCGAAGATTGTACAAAATCCTTCAAAATCATAATACTTTTCAGAAAAAAGTTTATTCTTTGATAATCTAGGTTCAAAATCTGATTGTATTCCATGATTAGGAAATATATTAAGAAAAGTAATATCTCTTTCTTTAAGTTTATCTTTTAAAAAGGTATTAATAGTTATATTTTTATAAGTTTTTTTTAACATTTCTTTTAATTTAATGATATCTTGATTTTTATTACTTGAGAGTAATCTTTCATATTTTTCCGAAAAATTATTAAGATCTTCAATAGTAATTTGTTTATAAATTTTGGTATAATTATCTTTTGAATTAATAATTTTATTTTCTAATGAAGTTGAATTATTTAATATTTTATTATTAAATAATTTTTTAATACCATAAATTATATTATAAATAATATTTTTTGGATCTATTCTTAGAGCATACACTTTATTATTATTTCTAAAAAGTATTAAAAAATTATTATGACCTCCTGTTAAATATGTAATACTTATATTTGCTACAAATATTTTATTATTTTTCCATTTATCAATTTCTTTAAATATTTGGTGGTCTAGTAATTCATAAGAAAAACTTATACTAAATTTATTATTTTCTTCAATTAATTCTAATCTGAGTTCATTTAATATAAATCTGTTATTATTATATAATTTATATAATTTATATTTCTCTACTTTTTCTGGATTATCTATAAATATCTTTTCTAAATTTAATATACTTCTTAAATTTGTTCTAATATCATAAAATTTTTTTATAATACATTTATTTTGTTTTAATATTCTTCTTAATATTTTATAATTTTGTATTTGACTTTTAATACTATTATACTCATTAATTATTTCTTTATATTTCTGTTTTATATCTTTATACATATTTTCTTCCTTAAAATCATTCAATGATATATCTTTCGAAGATATTATCTCTTGTATTTTAAATCTTAAAATATTAAAAGTTCTTATTAAAGATTGTTCATATAAATATATACTCAAATAATTATCTTGTTTTTGAAGACAATCATCTTCTTTAAAATTATCTAAATTCCCCCCTATTAAACTCCGAAAAAGTTCCTGAGCGAAATATGAATTACTTTTTACAATCATTTTATTACCATTTGAAGTTATATTAACGGGATATCCACCGAATAAAAGAATAGATTTATTATTAATATTTAATTTTTCGGGTAATGAGTATTTGTAAATATTTTCGGGTTTAATAGACATGATATATTAAAAAAAAATATAATAAATTAAAAAATTCCGTTAAATTTATATTCACCTCCGAATTGTTGTTGTTGTGTATAAATTATATCACTTTCATTTGGGTCTTTTGGTAATTTTGGTAATGGTATTGGTGGATCTGGAGAAATACCTTCTTGTTTAGAAGAAGTAGGTTGAGAAAAAGCAGAAATTCTTTGTTGAGAAGAAGTAGGTTGAAAAGAAGTAGGTCTTTGTTGAGAAGAAGTAGGTTGAGAAGAAGCAGAAGTAGGTTGAAAAGAAGCAGGTATTTGTTGAGAAGAAGTAGAAGTAGGTCTTTGTTGAAAAGAAGCAGGTCTTTGTTGAAAAGAAGCAGGTCTTTGTTGAAAAGAAGTAGGTCTTTGTTGAGAAGAAGTAGGTTGAAAAGAAGCAGGTCTTTGTTGAAAAGAAGCAGGTCTTTGTTGAGAAGAAGCAGAAGTAGGTCTTTGTTTAGAAGAAGCAGAAATTTCTCTATCCATATCTTTTTCATCAATATATACTGTTTTCCTATTATCATTAAAAATTACTGTATCCCAATTATCATCATCATGTTGTTTAACAGATTTTCTAATATTCTCATTATGTGTAACTGTTTGTGTAACTGTTTGTGCAGCTGTTTGAATTTTTTCAAGTTCAGCTTTATCTGTAAATTCGTTTATTAAATATAATTCAAACTCTGAAAAATGTATAAATGATTCAAAATAATTAAGATAATCCTGATTATTTTGATCGTTATTCTCAACAATATATTTAATATATTCAAGGCTATTTGTGAAATAATTATTATTATTAATATTAGCCATACAAATCATATCTAGAATCATTCCATATTGTTTATTTTTAAATATTATTTGACCTAATCCAAATATATCACCATAAGCATATATATCATAAACATATTCTTTTAAAAAGTTTTGGTATTCAACTTTATTATTTGCAATATTTTCAAATTTATTGTTATAAAATCCTTTAAAATTAATGTTAATTTTATTATCTATATAGTTTATTTTTATAAAATCATTTATATTATTAATTTGATTTGCCATTAACGGTGGTAGAAAATTTTCATTAATGTAAGATAAAATATTATTTTCTAATTTCGTAGAGATTGCTTTATTTAAATAACTATATTTTTTATATTCATCAATAATTATATTTACTGTTTCTATATTTAATAAATTAAATGCTTTTTTAAAATCATCGAATACTATTTCCATAATTGCTTTAAAACTTTCAGATGCTGAAGTATTTTCTAATTTATTACTAAATTTAATAATAAATTGTGTAGTACCTTTATCTATTTCTGCTGGATTATGTTTTAATATAGAATTTATCATATCAAGTATAGTTTGTCCAATTGTCCATTTATAACTAAATGTTTTAAAAGCTGTTGCTGAAAAAAATGGAAATTTATTTTTTTTAATAATTGTATTCTTATCAGGTTTATAATTAAAATTAAAAAACGTTTTTTCATTCTTTATAGAATTATAATTTTCATTATTTTCATTTTCAGTATCAACTCCTTTAGTACTATCATCTAATTTATATAAATTAATAATTAAGTTATATATAATACGACTTGTATTATTACCTCGTAATAAAGTTTTTAAACACATTGAATTATAAAAATCATTATTTTCATTATTTTCATTATTAGCACTATTTAATAATATTTTATTATATAAAAAAACATTATTAAAATAACTAAATAAAGAAATATCAGATAATTTAGTCATTACTTCATAATTGGGAGATATTTGTAATAATTGTTCTGAAGTATTAATATTTATATTTTTATATGCTATATATTTTTTATTATTATTTCCTTCTACAAAATCAGATGATTCAACTTCAATTTTGATATATGAATCATTAAGTTCGCTTTTATTAATTTTATATATAAAACCATTATAATATTGTGTTTCATTATCTATAATAAATTTTTCTATAACAGGAATAAATATATTATTCTTTTCATAAACTTCGATTGTATCTGATATTATTTGTTCAGAATTTTGTGGTGATAATTTTTTTAATTCTTCATTATTAAGTATATTCCAAACAAAAACATAAACTTCATTTTCATTTTCCATATTCTATATTTATACTTCAGTTTTTTTTTACGTCAAATAAAATATAATGTCTGAGATTATTAATAGTGCAAAAGAACCAATTGACGGGTTAATAACTAGAGCAAATATGTCATTTAAAAAATATGGAATATTAACAGGTATAGTTATTGCATTTATAGCAATTTCAGTATATTTTTATATATTTAGTATGATGATTAATACAATTAACTCAAATACAAATAAATTATTAACAAAAGTAGGATTAGAAGGAACTCCGAGTTTATTACATAAAACTTATTTACTTGCCGAAATTGATAATAAAGGTGAGTTTAAAGAAAAATCAGGAAATAATATTAAAATATTAAAATCTAATGAAATTCAATTGAAATACCAAGGAGTATATTTAATTTCATACAAATATACTAGTAATACTATTGAAAACGCATATTTTCAATTTAATAATACAAAAATCGCACAATCACATAAATCTAATACTAATGATAATATTACTGGAAATGAACTTTTCTTTTCCCAAAAAAATAAAGAAATACTAAAATTTAAACTAAATAGTTATTTAAATAATAATCAAGGCTCTGGTATGTTGAAAATAGTATATTTCGGAAATGCGTCATAATATTCCCAAAAAAATAATTAATAATTATATATACATGGAAAAAAACCAACAAACCTCGGGAGTTAATTTAGAAGTTCTTTCAAAAGATCTTAGAGACATTATTAAATATAATGACCAACCCGAAAAAAGAGAAAAATTAATGGAAAACATAGATTCATTAGCACAAGAAATTAAAGAGTTAGTTTTATTATTCCCACCATGGAAGATGTATAAAGTAAATGATTCAGAGAAAATTATTCCAGTTATTATGGCTGGTGCAACTGAACTCACTTCAGATGATAATGAAACGATTTCGGTATTAATTGTCTATGTAATCCAAAACGAAAAAATGTTAGTTAAATATATTACAAAAGAATTTGCTCAGAAAAATATAGAGGAAGTTTCAAAAGAATATGAAGGTATGTATAAGATTATATTAAATAAATTTTTATTGAATGTAGATAATGAGATTGTATCAAAAAAATTAATAGAAATTAGTTAAAGATAATGAAAATAAGGTTATTATTATGAGTTTAATAATATCGAGAAATTATCAAAATGAGAAAGATGTAGTATCAAATCAAAAGATGGATTCAATAATCTCACAATTTGAGAAATTAAATAATATTACGAAGTTAAATTTTTATAAAGGAATATATGTTCCAACAAAGGATGAAGAATTTAAAATTACGGAAAATATTAAATGTAAGGTTATTAATATTGAAACGGATGATAAAGATAATTTGAAATTTGTTAAAATAGAATTAACTTCTGGTGATATTCAAGAATTGGTAAGATTTGTAGAAGAATCTTATGATATATATAAATTAAATTTGCAAAATAAGTTGGGGAATAAGACGTTTTATTTTGACCATGTAGTTAAAGGAAATAAACAAATACAACAAAAAATGAAAGAAGCAGGTTTTGTTTATGATAAAAATAACAAAAATAAAGATATTCATTTTACGATGAATGTATTTTCAACAACAAGGTCTTTTCGAAATTTGTTTTTTGCACAAAAAAGAGAATTTATAAAAAGGCTTAATTTCTTTGTAAATCGAAAAGATTGGTATTACAAGAAAGGAATCCCATATACACTTGGTTTTATGTTCTATGGAGAACCGGGTTGTGGTAAGACATCTACAATAAAAGCAATAGCGAATTTTACGAAAAGACATGTTGTAAATGTTAATTTAGATGATATCACAAGCAAAACAGAATTAAAAAAATTATTCTTTAATGAAAAAATATTAGTTATTAATCAAGAAACTAATAAAGAAGAAGAATACGAAATACCAATAAGTAATAGAATTTATGTAATTGAAGATATTGATTGTATGTCTGATATAGTATGCACTCGAGATAACACAAATGATGAAGAAGATGTAGATAGTATAACATTATCAAGTTTATTAAATGTTTTAGATGGAACATTAGAAACACCCGGAAGAATTATTATTATTACAACAAACCATCCCGAAAAACTCGATAAAGCACTAATAAGACCGGGAAGATTCGATATGCATATTCATTTCCAGAAATTTAGTAAAGAACTAGTAAAAGAAATGATAGAAGAATTTTATGAGAAAAGAATAACTAAAGAAGTTGCGAAAAAATTGCCGAACTATAAGTTAAGTCCAGCGGAAGTTAATGCAGTTTTATTTCAGAATTTTGATAATATAAAAAATGCAATTAAAGAATTAATTAAAAATTAAAAATTAAAGTTAAAAATAAATGGTATATTAATTATAAATGGAAATAAACCTTAAAGGAATTGGTTATAAAAACTATTTATATGAAAATGATAAATATATAGTTAGTGAAAAAATAAAAAAATTATTAGAGTCATTTGAACTTGATAATCTTGATAATCTTGATTTTTTTTATAAACAAGATTTAAATAATATTTTAGGTTTAATTATTAATGAATTGAAGAATAGTAATAAAGAATCTTTTTTATATAAAGGATGTGAAGCATACTTAAATAATGACAATTATAATATAATCGAAGAATACTTCTTATTATCATTTTTTGAAGATGATGAACCATATGGTAAAGTTGGATTAGGTATATTATATTTGAGAGAAGACCAAAAAAGATTTAGAGAAATATATAATGAAATGTTTATTGTTGATTATTTAGATAAGAATGTTATAATAATTATATATTTTATTATATTATTTTTTAAATATAATTTATATGATTTAGTAATAGATATAACTAATAAATATTGTGAATATATATCTAAATGTAAAACTATTGTCCTATATGCACATAATATTAGAGATTTAGCAATATATTTGATACGTAATTATGAAAATGTAAAATTATCTCAATATATTACTAATATGGAAGATAAAAGAGTAATATGTTTAAATGAAATGTCTTATGCACATATTAATTCTAAATTTGTAGAATATAGGCAGAATGTAGTAGTTAAATATGTTCCAAGAAAAAGTAATTTATTATTAAGATTACAAATGAAATATATTAAATTACTATTAAATGAAGAATTATATAAACCAGATAATATAGGATATTTAAAAGTGAAAGAACACTTTGAAAACCTTCAAAGTTGAAAACCTTCAAAGTTGAAAACCTTCAAAGTTGATTGACGAGATATTGAGCCATATGTATATAATTATATTAAATAATTATTATATTAAATAATTATTATATTAAATAATTTATTATATTAAATAATTATTATATTAAAGTATATTCCATAAGAATAATTTATTATAACAAAAAAAAATATTTTTTTTTTTGAAAGTATAGATATCATTATGCAGCGAATGCGATTCCACCCATACCACCAGCAACACGGAAGAAGTTATAATTAACAGCGAATACGTAAAGTTTTCCGGGATTACCAGCATTCATATTACGGAATTTGAGACGGAGAGTTGCAGTATCGACACGAGAAAGATTGCAAGTACCTTGAGGTTGGTACTCTTCAGGGTTAAGAGCGAATGAATATACATAAATACCACGTGATTCGGGAACACGAGTATGATGATAGTAAGGTTGAACTTCATTGAAATATTCACCAGAACGTGTTTGGAAACGTTCCTGACCATTGAATTGAAGTTGTCCATCAATAACTGGGTTAATATGGAGACCACCAGCAAGAGGAGGAGAAAATTGTTGAGAAATAGGACCATAAGGGTCAGAAACTTCATAATAATTCCATTGATTACCACCAAGTTGACGAGTGTATGTCTTAAGGTTATTCTGAGCAGGGAAATCACTATTAGGGTCCCAACCACCAACGAGACGTTCGGATTCAGTAAGACCGGAAGAAGTTTGGTCATCTTGGGTATTAATGACAATCTTATCAGAATGCCATCTATTTGGATATACAGCACATTGAGTTACGGCAGAATCTTCTTGAGTGTACCATACAAGTTCAGTGGTAGGATGATTAAAGTTAAGACGGAAACGACCATTGTTAGAGTTAATACTTTCGGAACCAGTAAATTGGAGTTGTTTGAATAGATATTCGTGAGAGTTTTGTGCATAATATTGACGAGCATCATTATCTAAATAAACATACTCAACGAATAAACAAGCACCTTGAAGGGAAGGAGCTCCAGAAGATCTATCAATCTTAGGAGTATTATCTTTACAGTCAGGACCATCAGTATCAATACTTGGATCGGGAATAAGAGCAACACATTCATCAAGATGACGGAATTCAATCTGAATACGAACTTGATGGAACTGTAAAGCAATTAAAGGAAGAGCAAGACCGGGATTACAATTGAACCAGAAACGAAGAGGAATATTAAGAGTAGTACGAGGGTGAGAATAACGTGTCTGAGCGAACTCAGTAACTGGATCAGCTTTAGCTTGAACTGGAGCAGGGACTGGAGCACCGAGGGAACCAACAGGACCAGTTCGGGGAGTTTGAAGACCATTAACAACTTCATATACACCAGCTTCACCATCAGGATGATGAACACCAGCGGCATCAACAACACCAGAACCAGAGTATTGTTTTTCGGGATTCTGTTGACCAATCATACGGTTATAACCACGACGTTTCTCTTCGGGAAGAGTAAGCTCATCCCAAGCATTATACCAATCACCAAATTGCTGATCGATTTGAGTTCCACCAATGATACATTCAATATCTTTAACTAGAACATGACCAATTTTGGGAGCCCATGCAACACCACCGGGGGAATTAACAGGATTATTGAGGTCTTGATGCATACCAAGTTCGGGAAGGGTAACTTCGAGAGTCATATGATGGACTAAATCACCATTTCGCTGGACATCAACTTGGACACGTTTTCCGAAATCAACAACACCAGAGAATGTATTTTCAATACTCTCAAGAGCAAAATTTACATAAGGTTGAAATGAGGCTTCGAAATTAGTAATATCGGGATTTCGAGTAAGACGTTCATCTTGAACACCAACAGCAATTAATTGAACTATAGCACCAGTCATTTTATATACGTACTATATAGCAAGAAAAAAAAAAATTAAAGATAATATAATAGATAAGGTATATGAACGAAATAACATTAAATGCGAAACATCAAGAAATATTAACAGATTTTTCGGATAGAACATCAAATTTAAATGATATAAAATTGAAAGAAATTAATTTGCAAAAAGATTTGAATTATTTAGATAGTCTAGATAAATTTAAATTAACGGAAAAGCAGAGATTACAGAAATTTAATTTGGAGAAAAAGATAGAAGACATAAAAGTTGAAATAGAGAATTTGGAAAGTAATAAATATGAAAATGAATATTGTTTAAAAACAATGGGATATATTTATGAGTATTACCAAGAAACAAAAAATAGAGGAGATATTTTGGAAGAATATTTACATTGTATAGACCCAAATTATATTCCAAAAAACAAAATAGATAAACAGAGTCATGTTTATTGTGGTAATTGTGATAGTAAAATGGTATTAAATCATTTAAGTGGTATGTTAGAATGTTATATTTGTGGTTTTACGGAATATACTTTAGTAGAAGATTCAAGACAAAATTATACTGAAGGAGTGATACCGCAAGATAATAATTGTTTTTCGTATAAAAAAATTACACATTTGATGGAATGTATAGAACAATGTCAAGGAAAAGAAAGAACAGAAATACCTAAAGAAGTTTTTAATAAACTTTTGAAGAAAATTAAGAGTGAAAGGATAGTTGATAAAAGGGAATTAACAAATGAAAAAATAAAAATATTTTTAAAGGAATTGAATTTAAATAATTATTATGAACATATTCCCTATATACAAAAAAAGTTAAAAGGACAAAAACCTCCAGAAATACCAGATTACTTAGAAGAAAGAATAATAAAAATGTTTAAAGATGTACAGATAGCATTTAAGAAATGCAGACCAGATGAAAGAAAGAATTTTCCAAGTTATTCATATGTTTTACATAAATGTATTCAATTAATTGGTGACCATGATGAATTACTAATATATTTCCCTTTACTAAAAAGTAAAAATAGATTACAAGAAATTGATAGAATATGGAATAATATTTGTCAAATATTAGATTGGAAATTCATAGCTAGTTGTTAAATTCCAAAACGTTAAAGCTAATTTTTTTTTTAGATATATAAAATGACAGATCGTGTTTTAGATATTTATTCCAAAGATGTCGATGAAACAGTTGAAAAAATATTAAGTGAAGATCCAGAAACACTTGAACAATTTGCAGAAGATAGAAAAATTCAAGAAGAACTTCATAATTATCGAAAAAATGTTGTTGAAAAATATGCAGATACTGGTCAAGATTATCTAGACGAAGATTCACCAGTTCATAGTCAAAAATATTGTGTTTTATCTTTTGCGGAAAAGAAGTTAGATCTTTTAGCAGAAGAAGAAACATTTGATTTTATTCATTTTATGATGAATCAAAGTGCTGAAGATTTTATGAAATTAATGGGAAGAGATCCAGTATCTGGTAAATCAGAAGTTTTAACTGATATTAAAACAGAAAATAGAAATCCGGAAGAAGATTATGAAAAACTTTGGGGAGATGATTTGAGAAATCTGGATAAGAAATCATGGGAAAAAGTTGAACCGAAATTGAATAATAAGTGGGAGGTATTATATTTTAGAATTTTAAAAGCGTATGGTAAGTTTAAGGAAAACAATTCTGTATATTTGAAAGATAGATATAGTATAGTTTTTGGAGAAAAAAGGGTTGATAGAGTAGTTAAGGTAAGAGGTTCATATAAAACTATAGATAAGTGTAAGTCAAGAATTAAGGAATTAAAAATTGATGATAGTTATCATAAATATTTCATAGGAGAAGTTGGAAGATGGGGAACATTTAATCCGGAAGCATGGACAGCAAATAATTTTGAGACAGCGAATGAAAAAATGAATGAGATGATTAGAGAAAAGAAGGTTGAGCAGGATAAAGCAAAGAATGCATTTAATTTAAGGAAAGAGTTATTATTAAGACAAGCCAAAAAAAATAATGAAGAAGTAAGTAAAAATCCAGTAGAGATTGAACAAACTGTTAAAATAAGTAAAGAAAAATTAGTGGAAACAATTACTGAAGAAGAGTATCAAGAGATGTTGAAAGATCCATCCGTGAAAGATTTCGGGTTAGTTACTGGTTCATCTAAGTTAAAACATGGGATTGAGGCTCCACAGGGTATTCATGAGGATTAATTAATAAATTCAATATCATGAGTTCGGGATTCTTTTTTTTGGCGTTTTCGCGCTTCACATTCTTCTTTTTCGGCAAGTTCGCGGGCTTTTCGTTGTTTATATTTTTTGATGTAATTGGGGTTATATATTCGTTGATGTTCGTTCCATACGAGAGGAGAGAACATTCGAAAACCGTTATGTTCTTTGGCTTTATAGACAAATACGTTATCGATAATCTTTGAACTTTTTGTATTTGTTCGTTTAAAAACGAGAAATTGTTTTGGTTCTAATTTATTCATTGCTTTTTTAAATTGACCTAACGTTTCAAATCCTACTGCATAACTAGTAAATATTGTATCTCTATCTGTAGAACTTGTATGTTGTCCTACAAAAGCAAAATCAATACTTCCTTTTAGTTCATTTTGAAAACCTTTAGGACTTTGCATAGCAACCATTAAAGTAATAAATGCATGTCTTCCACAAGAAATAATTTCTCCAGTAATTGGTTCTTTCATCCAAGACTTTTTAAGATGAAAACAATCATCTAGTAAAAGTAGAGATCTATTATTCACATGTTTATATTTTGGATTTTTTTTTTTTAATTCAGAAATTTCTGTCGCACGATCAAAAAATTTCTGAATTACATTTATATCAAAATCAGTTGAAATTAATATATCTGGACAGAAATCACTATAATATGGATCATATTTCTCAGAAGTTGATATTATTCTTCCAATTGGAATTCTTGGTAGTTTTTGCATAATATCTTTAATTAAAAAAGATTTACCACCACCACTAGGTGCTAGAAATACCATTCTCTTATCATATAAATCATGATCTTCAGGTATAAATGTAGTTATATCAGTTTCTTTTGGTTCTCTTGGCTTTTTTTTTGGAGGCATAACTATATTTACTTCAAATCCTGATAATTATTTTGTAATACTTAACGCGTTAATTTTACTTATACTTTTTGTATCATAAGGATATTCACCCGGTATTTTATTTTCTTCAAACTGCATAAATAAACATTCATTATTAACATATAATATTCCTAAAATAAATAAAAATGACCAAAAGGTCATTTTAATTATTCCGGTTATTCCTGATGACCATAAATATAAAATACTAATAATGACTGTTAAAATTATAGAAACACTAAAAAAATTAGTTATAACTTTTATACAATCTTTCTTCTCAAAAGTGAATTTCATTATATATATTTACTTTTCAAAAAAGAATCATTAATTAATCGGCTTCTCAAAAATTGATACCTCTTCAGATTTCTCTTTCTTCTCTCTTTTTGGTTTCTTTATTTGACTCTTTATCAATTTATTTAAATATTCCTCAAAATCTGTAATTCCATTATCTTTCTTAAATTTAATAAATTCCTTAAATTTCATAAATTCTTCCAAATCTTTATCATCTATTTTCCTTGATTCTTTTTGTTCCGATTCTAAATTTGAATCTGAATCTTTCAATACTTCCAGTTCAGATTTTTGTTCAGGTTCTGAATCTTCTGGTTCTGGTTCTGGTTCTGGTCTTCTGGTGCTCACAGATAACATATCAAGAAGATTATTTTGGTAATCGTCGAAATCTTGCATTCTTTTTGGAGGTTCTTTATTTTCATTTAGTTCATCGTTGCAATATTCGTTAATAATTTCAGCAAGAGCTTCTTTCAATAATTTATCAACTTTTTGTTTATTATATCTTTTCTTTTGACTTGTGCATTCATCCGAAAATAACTCAATATTAGACCATAATTCACGAGCAATTTCTAAATATATCTTTTCAAATAATTCTTCGATATTTTTCTTGTAAGAATCCATTGATTCTTTAGTTTTCTTAATAAAAATTTCGATATCTTCATCAATAATAGATGTACTCTTCCAATCTTTTATTCCAATTAATTCTTGTTGGAATTTAATTAATTTTTCGGAAGAACAAGAAGTCTTTTCATCTATTTCAGCAATTCTTTTTTTTATAATATAACAAATTATATCAAAATAATATTTATTATCATCATTTCGTAATTCAAAGGCGAAAGTCATTTTATTTATTAAGATTAAAAAAAAAAATATTAATTAACGCATTTAAGAATTTTATTTAAAATTTCCCTGTTTAGTTTTAATTAAAGGTTTAATAAATTGTGGGTCCATTATTCTACCAGACATTAATTTTTCGGGTTTTTTATTAACCGAAATTGTATTTTCATTTCCCCAACTATATTGAGGACTATATCTCCAAGATGATTTATAAGATGGAAGAACACCTGGGTCTTTTGCGAAGCGATTACTAGCAACTTTAGTCATACCAACTCTAGATTGAAGTAATATTTCTTGTTTAGTATTTCGGATTGGTTCGTGTTTTGTACTATTATAAATACTTCCACAAGTTGAACCAGCAGGATTAATTCGGTCAATAATAGTTGAAGCGTGTTTTAAATTATTTTTTTCGATATTTTGTCTAGTTCCTTTATATGCATTTCCTTTAACAGCACCACTACCACCACTACCAGTGTAAGATTTCATATTTTCTTTTTTTGTTGTTTTTACAAGAGGTTTATTTGGTGTTTTATTATGTTTTCTATTAGAAGCAGAACCAATACCTTTTGGATATTTTTCTACATCTTTATATTGATTTGATTCTGGTAAAATATATTCATTTGTTCTATCAATATTTGTTTTAAATTCATAATCTACATGACCTTCTGGATATTTTTCTATGTCTTGGTATTGATTTGTTTCTGGTAAGATATATTCATTAGTTCTATCAGTATTTGTTTTTAATTTATAATCTATATTACCTTTTGGATGTTTCTCAAGATCTTGATATTGATTTGATTCTGATAAGAAATATTCATTTGTTCTACCAGTATTTGTTTTAAATCCATAATCGAAATTACCCTTCGTATCCTGTCTAATATAATCTGATGCTTGTGGATAATTCATTCCCATTAATTGATTTGGATTATATAATTTATTTCCCATACTTTCTTTAGCCGAAATACCTGATTTCTCTCTTAAACTACCAATATAATCATCTTGGTTTTTATATACTTTAAGATGATTATCAAGTCTAATATTATTAACCTTCATACCATCAATAATATTAACTTTTGCATCTGTATATCTCTTATCTAAACTATTTGCCTGAACTAATTTACCATCTGTTCTCGTTACCATATAAACAATTGGTTCCGCTATTCTTCTTTCCGCAATATTTCCTTGATATTCAATAATCTTCGGAGTCTTTAACTCATATTTATTCTGCTTACTTCCCTTTTTAAATATCGAGAAACCTCCAGTTAATCCACCGGTTTCTTCAGGTTTAACTTTTCGTTTAGAATCTTCGCGTAATTTTGACATCATATGGTCGGAACTTTTTGATATTCCACTTAAAGCTCCGTAATGTTCGTTATTAACTCCACGTTGAGTTTCGCGTTCAATAAATTCATCTTGATTTTTTATTGATTTATTAAATGGAGAAAATATATTAGATATTACTTGTCCTTGAGGAATCCCATAAACAGTTTCTGGTCTTTTTTTCTGATAAACTACATGTTGAGCAGATTTATTACCCATTACACCACCATTTAACCTTCCAGAAATCTGAAAATCAGGTCTTACTTTACCAGTAAGTTCTTCGGAAGTTTTTTCGTTGATCCGAAAATATGGATGAAATGGTCTATTATTGGGTTCGGCGGTATATCCGAGATTTAAACCTGGAGGAACTTTAATTTCTTCAATAGGTTTTTCGAATTGTCTAGAAATATTACTAGTTACGTCTTTATATCTACATTTTTGGTCTAATACTTTATTCATAATATCATTTCTATTTGTAAGGTATTCTTCTTTGTGTAAATCGAATAAAGGAGGTTGTTCTCTTTTACTAGGCTTTAAATTTTGACCAGTATATAGATCTAATTTTGATTTATATTCGTTATCTCGAGGAATATGAGCCTGTTTTGTAATATTAGGTTTCATATTTGAATTTAATAATTCATTACTTGCTATATATATATTATCCGAAACCGCAATTCTTCTTTGAGGAACACCATCTCTTGATAACTCACGATAATCTTCTTTCATACTTACTTTAATTTAATATTAAATTTTACGTATATAAATAACGATTAACATTCTTCCCATATATTTGTTCATAATACGGAACTTCTGGATTCTCATTCACTCTTACATTATTTCTTTCCGCAATAATATCTCCATATAACTCCTGCGTCCCTTTAAAGAAATTACTATTAATACCATACTCCGAAAATTTTTCTCCTTTCAATACTTCTTCTGGTTCTTTCAATACTTCTTCTGATACTTCTTCTGGTTCTTTCAATACTTCTTCTGATACTTTTTCTGGTTTGTCTGATACTTTTTCGGGTTCGTTTTCAGAAGGAATTATGGTATATATTAGGGTAAATATGAAAATAAATATTCCCCAAGTTTGTTTAAGAATAATTAAAAAAAGTGAAATTAAAAAAGATAATCTTACTAAAGCGTTCTGTCCACGTATAGTTTCAAGATCTTTTGGTAAGAAATTTAATTTTTTATATAAAATGGTTAAATCATTTTTCCAATGTTGTTCCGAAGACATTAATATATAATAAATGATTATTTTTTTACTTCTCATTAATATTTGGATTTTCTTCAACTGCTTTCTTTAATTCTGGATTTTCTTCAACGGCTTTCTTTAATTCTGGATTTTCTTCAACGATTTTCTTTAACTTCTCAGTAATATTTGGATTTTCTTCAACAACCTTTTCTAATTTTTCCATAATATTAGGGTCATTCATATCTAAATCATCAATATTGAATGATTTCATAATATCTTTAAATTCATCTTTCATATTCATATCATCTTTAACTAAAATATTATTATATAATGCTTTTGCACTACTCTTTAAATCTAAATCATTTAATTTACCATCATTATACTTAGCTCCTAATTTTTCATATAATCTATTTATAATTTCCTTGATATCATTAGGATTAATATTATTACCATTAAATAACCTTTTAGATTTCTCAAATTCATCTAAAACATCTTCAATAATAATTTCCATTGAACTATTCTTACCATCATCACCTAACATTTTATATATCATTCTTCTGATTCTCTCTCTTTGTAATTTTCTAACTCTAATTCTCTGCTCAACTATCTTTTTATTATCTTCGGTAACTTTGAAAACACTGGTAGTTTTTTCGGCACATTCATATAATAATCTCAAATACATTAATATCATTTTTTTGTTGTAATCTGTCAAATCTCTAATTTTCCAAATTCTCCGAAAATTTATATCAAATGTAAGTAATGGATTACTTGGGAAATTTGGATACTCATTTTCATTAAATAAATTATAATCCATTTTATTTAAATCTTTAATACTTTCTCGCATTTCATAACGATATCTTAATAAATATCCGAAAATTTTCAACCTTTTTAAACCTGTTGCATTCTTATGAACAAAGATTTTCTCATATTTATAAGTATTTAATGTTTCACAAATAACTTTTACATTATCCGTATCAAACTCTTCTGGAAATGAATTAATTAAAGTTTCTACGAACCTCTCTAAATTATTTCTAAATAAATTTAGATTTTTCTTTGCCAACTCTAATTTTTCCATTTATTTAATAAGTATAATTTTAATCTTAACTAAATTTCGCATTTAACTAAATTTCGCATTTAACTAAATTTCGCATTTAACTAAATTTCGCATTTAACTAAATTTCGCATTTAACTAAATTTCGCATTTAACTAAATTTCGCATTTAACTAA